GTGGTCATCTTGCCGAGCTGCTCCCTGTGGTCGTAGACCTCCTGGCACTGGGCCTCCGTGGTGGCGGCGGCGAGCCGGGCCTGGTAGTCGTCCGGCGTCATGGCCGTAACCTGCGCGTACTCGCTCTCGTCGGGCGCGGCGGGCTGCTCGACCTCCACTGGCAGGGTCTCCTCGGTGCCAGGCATCTCGTCGGCTGCCAGGCGCGCCTCCTGCTCGGCAGCGAACGCGGCGCGCGCCTCCTGCTCCTCGCGCTCGGCCTGCTCGGCGTGCTTGCGCCACTGGTACTGCTGCTCGGTCTCGTCCTCGCGGCGGTCGTACTCGGGGCGGCTGGCTGCGTCGGCGGCGGCCTTGCGGGCAGCGCGCTCGGCCTTGATCCGAGCATCCATCTCGTCCGGAGTCTCCCCCGCGATGTGCTCGGGCTCGGGCTCGGTCGCCGCGGGCGGCTCGGTGTCCGGCGTCGGCTCCTCCACCAGCTCGGCCTCGTGGATCTCCTCGGCGGGCTCCTCGGTCGGCTCCTCGGTGGGCTCGGGCGCGGCCTCCTCGGCCTTGGGCTTGCGCCGTGTGCCCTGGCGGCCGTTGGTCGCGGTCTTGCGCGGCTTGGCGCTCGGCGCGGCGGGCTCGGCGGCCGGGGCCTCGGTCTGCTCGACCGGCTCGCCCACCACGTACTCCTCGCTGTGGCCCAGCTCCTCGGGGGTGTACCGGATGCCGAACAGGAGATCCTGCGCGCCGTCGCGGGCCACCTCGGAGATACCGCGGGCCTTGCACAGCGATTCGGTGTACAGCTCCCACGGCAGCGGGCGGTTGCCGCGCTCGCTGCGCGCCGTCACCCGCCACTGCCCGGTCTCGGTGTTGAGGGTGTAGGTGCAGAGCCCGGCACGGGCGGCGCGCTGCGGGCTCCAGACCGAGCGGAAGGTGCCGCCCTCGTCGGCGCGCGTGAGGGTCACAATGGCCTTGTAGTCGCCGCCCTCCACGGTGCCCTCCTCGGTGATCTCCAGGCGGTGACCGGCACCCCGGATCACGCCGGACATGAGGCCCGAGCTGGCGGTGGCCTTGCCCTCAATCACGTTGATGCCGGACACGGCCGCGATGGGGTGGAGGCCGAGCATGGCCCCGTACTCCATCGCCAGCAGCACCTTGCCGGGGTTCGGTCGGGTCTGGCCCTGGACGGCCAGCCGGGTGTTGTTCGGACCCTCGGTGTACACCTGATCGTGCAGGCCCTTGGGGATCAGCTCGCCCGCCTGGGCGAGGGCCGCGGCGTACGCCTGGCGGACCTCCAGGGGTGCGCCGACGTACTGCTCGATGGCGTTGGTTTCGGTCATGGTCGTTACTCGCTTTCGGTGGTGGTGTACTCGGGGTTGGGGTCGTAGCTCACGCGCTCGCTCTCGCTCCAGGTGGTGATGCTGCGCAGCACCTCGGGCTCCAGCTTGCTCGTGTCTACGTTGCTCTTGTTGAACCGGACCAGTTTAGCAATGAACCGGCGGCCGATGAGGTGAATGCGGCGACCCTCGTAGGTCTTGACCTCGGCCGACAGCTCGGCCTTGATCTCGGCCATGCGGTCGGTGTCCTCCTTGATCCGGTCGGTGATCTCGGCCAGCTCATCGAGCAGCGCCACGATGTGCCGGGCCTCCTCGTCGTCATCCTCGCGGAGGTCCACGTCCGACTCGGGGGCGATGCCCTCGCGCAGCCAGGCGTCGAACTTCGCCACCTCGGCGGCCAGGAACTCCTGGCGGCGCTCGTCGGGGTCGATGCGCACGACGAAGTTGCGCAGGAACTCGGGGTGCTTGTTCTTGCCGGTGCCGACCCAGGCCCAGACCTCCACGGCCAGCCAGACGGTGAACGCGCCCGTGACGCGGTACTGCCACTGCACCTGATCGTAGATGTGCTGCGGGATGCCCTTCACGTCCCACTCCTGCTGTGTGGCCTTGGCCTCCAGCAGGATGAGCTTCCGGCTGCTCCCGCGGCCCACCCACTTGAGACCGTCCGGCGTCGCCGCCTCGTTGCGCTCCAGAGCCTCGGGCGTGGCCAGCAGCATCCTGTTGGCCAGGAACGGTGCGCCCTTCCCGCCGGTCTTGGGGTCAGCGCTGGCCCATGCGAGGATCTCGGGTTCGCGGCTCACCCCCAGCTCGGCGCGCTCGTCCAGCCACTTGTTGCGGTTGGCCTCGCGGTCATAGTTGGGGTCGGTCTTTTCGTTCCAAACGTCGATCATCTTGGCGTACGGGTGCGAGCCCGCGATGGCGCTGGCCTGCGTCGCCGTGTAGAACAGCTTGCGGTCCTCCAGCCACTCCTCGCGATTCTCGCCGGTCGAGAGAACGATGAGGCCAGGAACGTCCTCAACGGTTGCTTGCTTCATGGTCACCTTTCGGTCGGTTATGTGCTTTACTGGGTCTCGGTGATAGGTCGCGGCTCTAGTCGTTACCACCTTTCGGGTAGAGAGCCCCCTGCTGGTCGGCGGGGGGCTCTCGCCGTTTCCGCGGGGCCAGCTTGTACAGCCCGTACCCGCCGATCAGCGCGAGCGTCGGATAGGCCAGCGTGCCGTCGCCGTCGAGCGCACCCACCAGCACCAGCACGGTGCCGATGGTGCCGCCGACGACGAGCGCTGTGCAGGCCAGCCGCAGGCGCTTCATCGAGTCACCTCGGTGGCCGGGATGATGGCGACGTGCGACCAGACCTTGCGCGCCTGCCGCGCTGCCTTGTCGGCCAAGTCTGGGCGACCGGCCCAGCCACTCACGCCCCAGTCGATCCCCTCGGGGTCGTGCGCCTCAGCCTCGGTCAGTCGAGCCCTGCATGCGGCGATGTTGCGGCTGTAGTCGGTCGTCACGCTCTCGTCGGCCTGCCAGCGCTCCACCATCGCAAGGCTGTCGCGGGCCTGCTCGGCCTTGCGCCCCCAGGTGATGCCCACCGCAATGGCGTGGGTGTAGGTGCGGCTGTCGGTCGTGCGCTTGACGCTCTCGCCGTTCGGAAGGGTGGCGGTGTAGGTCTTGCGGCTCATGGTGTCGGCCCCTTTCGGTGGGTCTCGGTGACTATGTAGAGACTCTACACCCTATCGCGGTTTACATGCAAACCAAAGTACGTGTAGAGTCTCTACCTATCTACCGACATTCGAGAATGGAGCCCCGCCCCATGAACCCCCTCATCTGGCTGCTGTACACGCTGGCCAGCCTGCCCTTCCTGATCGTGGTGGCCCTACTGGTCAACCTCGTGGTGAACAACATCATCGAGACCCGAGCGAAGGCGCGCGAGTACCCGAAGCGCCGGAAGGTCGGATGATGGCCGCCGATACCCCGCACCCCGAGATGACCCCCGCTGACTTCAAGACCGCGCACGAGGCGCTCGGGATCTCGGCCGACTTCCTGGCCGCCCGAATCGGCGTGCACGTAAATCGGATCTGGGCGTACGAGCTGCCCGCCCGCGTGCGCAACGTCCCCGAGAACGCCGCCGAGCAGATGCGCGATCTGGCCAATGCGTTCGATGAGACCGTGGAGTACCTGACCGAGCAGCTCGCCCGCGACGGCGCGGCATTCATCCCTCGGCATGTCTCGTTGGATGCATTCGAGAGCTGGGCTCCCCAGCTCGCCGGATGGGGTCGTACCTCCCAGGGCCTCCTGCTGGCCGAGATCCAGCGCCGCCTGTCGCTGCCCATCGAGTACGTGGCTGCCGATGCGTAGGCGCGCGCTCTCGATCCGATGGAACGGCGGCCGTCGCGGATGGCACTCCATCCTCGTTGGCGCTGCACTAACCCCGGTGATCGTGTGGGATGAGCGAGTTGGCTGGACGTTCGACCTGTACCTGGGCCTCTGGGTGCTGCGCTACATCACCAAGGGGGCGCGATGAACGGCCAGACCGAGGGCGAGCTGCCCGCCGACCCGACCCAGGAGAGCGAGGCGCTGCTGGGGCTCGTGAACTACTGGCAGGGCCTCAAGCCGCACGAGCGCGTCATGCAGGCCCCCAGGCTCAAGCGCGACGCCATCGCGTGCACCGAGGGGGTCTACCAGCTCGCGCTCGCCACGGCCGACGACGAGAGCGAGCGGCTGGTGCTCGCCCGGATGCGCGCCGAGGGGTTCGTCGTTGTAGGCCGCCGGGCGGTGGCGAAGGCGCACGCCCGGCTGGCCAGCGCGAAACGCCGTCGTCGTCGGTAGTTGCGTACTAAACCGCGAGGGGTGTAGGGTCTCTACATGATGATTGAACTGCACCCCTCGCTGACGCCCGGCACCGCCCGCGTCTACCGAAACCTGTCCTCGCAGGCTGGCCTCGCCAGCTTCCCCCGCCCGGCCGTCGAGATCGACGCCGAGGCCAGCAAGTAACCCACCCACCGAGCCCACCGAAAGGGGCACCCGATGAGCACCGACGAGACCACCACCGACTACCGCGGCAAGGTCCGCGCCCGCGACCGCGAAACCTCCTGGGAGGCGGCCAGCCGCCAGACCGACGGCAAGCGCGAGCAGATCCAGCGCCGCATCTACGCCACCCTGGAGCAGTACGGCCCGATGACGGATGAGCAGCTCTGGCTCGCCATCGGCAGCGACCAGTACGGCGTGCGCCGCGCCGACGGCCGGGAGGTGTTCAGCAAGACCACGCCCTCCAGCGTCCGCACCCGACGGCACGAGCTGGAGCTGCTCGGCTGGGTGACCGCCACCGACGAGCGCCGCCCCACCCTGGCCGGATCTCCCGCCGTCGTCTGGCGCGCCGTGCTCGACGGCGAGCCCGCCCCCGCCCCGCGACCCAAGCGCCGCGGCAAGACCCCGCAGCAGCCCACCGAGGCCGTGCTGGTCCGCGACACCACCCCGCAGCGCGAGGGCCTCGCCGCCGCCCGGCGCTGGGCCGAGTGGAACCTGGGAGACCCGGCCCAGGCCGACGCCATCGTGCGCGCCTACCTGGACGCGCAGACGGTCAACGCCGAGCTGGACGCCGAGGGGGCACCCGCGTGATTGCGACCGGCCACCGCGTACGCTTCGCCGCCTGGCACGGCATCGTCATCGGCTACTGGGAGAACACCGGCGGCCACCCGGGTGCCAGCGTGCTCTGGTCGGATGGGATCGTGTCCAGCATCCCCGTGGCGTCGCTCAGCGACGCCGGTAGCCGGATGCCCTGGAAGGTCGGCCGGTGGAGGATCTCGCGCACCCCGCTGTTCTCGATGGCCCGCGGCGAGCGCGAGCCTCACTGGCACTGGCACTGGGTGGTGACCTTCCCGTGGCCGGTGAACGGCCTGGCGCGCACCGAGGTCGTACCATCCCAGCAGGCGGGCCTCGCGCTCATCGAGCAGGCCCGGCGGGAAGGGTGGCAGGGCGCATGACGGCACGGCGGGGGACCACGAACCGCAACGAGCGCGGCAGCGCGGCCTCCCGCCGGGCGCTCAAGGTCTGGATGCTCGCCACGTTCGGGGATGGGATCAGCGCCCCCTGTGCGTTCTGCGGCCGTGAGCTGCTGTACTCACAGATCACCAAGGATCGCTTTCCCATCCCCGGACGCCGCCGCGGCAAGTACGTGCGCGGCAATGTCCGCCCGGCGTGCCTGAGCTGCAACGCGGCCGAGGGAGCCCGACAGGCGGCCATCGAGCGCACCGAGGCCAAGGCCAAGCGCGACGCCCGCAACGCCCGCCGCCGGGCGCGCTACGCCGAGCGCAAGGCTGTACGCCCCGCTGACGAGCTTTCACGGCCCGGTGTGGGCAATGACCCCATCGCGGCCTGAAATCGCGTCAGGCGGGCGCAGGCGGCTGCTGCGTGCCGATTGCATCCCCATCGCCCCGCAGCTCGCGCATCTGCGCCGGGGTGATGGTGTCCTCCAGCACCGGCTCGGGCGGCACCGCGGCGTCGAGCCCGTGCAAGATCAGCGTGCGCTCCATGTGGGCGGCCCGGCGCTCGACCAGCCGCCGGTTGCGCACCTCGCGGTCGCGGGCATCCTCGGCCGTGTCGGCGCGCAGCACGGCGCGCTGTAGCTCCACCGCCAGGTCGCGCTTGCGGTCGCGCTCGCGCAGGGCCACGCCGCGGCGATGACGCGCGAGCCCGCCCAGGATCTCGCGCAGAATCAGAACGCCGCCGCCCGACCCGATGATGGTTACCCACGTATCGGTGGACAGCGGCGCGCTCATGCTCACATGATGCCATGCACCACCGGCTGCTCAGGTCCGCTGGTGTACCAGTTCGTTCACCCGCGACCAAAAACCCTTGTCGTCTGGATCGCTCAGGAACAGTTGCAGCTCGACGTATCGGCGCAGCATGGCCAGCAGGGCAATGACGATGAGGCCGAGAGGGACGGCCACGCCAGGCTCTTTCCGCAGCGCCGTCGAGACCACGGCCAGGTACATGAACGTGCCGGTGGCCATCGACATGATGCCCGAGGTTTCCAGAATCCAGATACCCGAGATCCGGCCCGCCCCGGCGGCGATCCCGCCCACCATGAGGGTCAGGCCCCAGAACCACACCAGGAACGGCACCGACACCTCGCGCACGATGGAGGGCGGCGTGGCGGCCACGGCGAAGATGCCCGCGGCGATGGCCACGACGGCCACGCCCACATCCACCGACTTGAGCAGGGCCTCCAGCCGGGCGCGTCGGCGGCGGGCGGCGGCGTGGGTCTCGTGCTCGGTAAGCGTGGTCACGAGCGCCATGCTACAGCGCCCCCCTCGGAAACGGCGATAGGCCCCCAAACAGGGGGCCTATCAATCCGTACAGGTTTGCGCCGGTCAGGCGGTCGCTGGGGTGGGCTCAGCGTCCGTGATCGGCACGCCGGGCTCGTAGGGAACGACGCGCATCTCGGTGGCCGCGCCGTTCGGGGTGACGTACACCCCGATGGCGGCGAATGCAGCGATGCCCACCTGGAGCCACTCCACGTACCCGATGTGGCCCGAGATCCAGAACGGCAGGAGGCCCTGGAGTGCCGCGACGACGAACGCCACGATGACCTTGAGGTACTGGCCGACGATGCCCGGCAGGTTCGGCACGGCGTACACGAGCACCGCGCCGAGCGCCGCCACCGCGGTGTTGACGATGATCGTGGGCCGGTCCTGTCCGGCGTTCAGTCCGGCAACGAGCACGCCGACGGCGGCCAGGGCGATGTAGACCAGCACCTTGGCGTAGTGGGCGACGTTCCGCACCACGATCTCGGCGGTGCGGCCGTTGGGGTAGACGGATGCGACGGCCACGGCCCCCTTGGGGATGGCCTGGAGGTGTTCGGCGGTCATGCTCGTGCCTTTCGCTTGAGGTGTCGCCGGTAGGCGAGGGAGTCGGGGGTAGGGGTGGGCCAGAGGCAACGATCCGGGAACCGCTTGCATTCGTGGTGCCTCTGCTCGCGGGGGCACAGCCCCAGCTCGTGCAGCAGCCTACGCCAGGCGCGGAGGATCACGCCGCCGCCCCCGCCGTGGCCTTGGCGATGGCCGCCGTTGCCCGCGCGATGGCCGCCGCGACGGCCGCCTCCACTGCGGCGGTGTCCACCGTGGTGACCACGCCCGTGGCCTGGAGCGACTGGGCGACCGCGTTGGCCAGCTTGGCCGGGTCGAACGACACCGCCCCGGCGGTCGCCTGTGCGGCCGCGTTGGCGTAGGCCGTCATTGAGCGCACGAACCCGGCATCCAGCGCCTTGGCCAGCGCCTTGTCGTCGGCCGCCACCGTGGCCGTGATCCCCTTGGCGTTGAGCGCGGTCACGACGGCATCGGCCAGCTTGGTGGTGTCCAGCGTCGGGATCGAGATGGGACCGCCGACCGCACCGCGCGCCAGGCCGACGAGCGTGGCGCTCATCATGTCCACCTCGGCCCGATTGAACGTGTCCGGGCGACTGCTGCTCTGGTCGCTCTTGATGACGCGATAGAACAGGTTGTAGATCTGCATCGACGGCAGGCCGACGCATCCGAAATCGGTCGCCAGCCAGCCCGTGCCGCCGGTGTCCCAGAACAGGTACATACTCTTGCTCCTCTTGATCGTGGGGAGTGGGGTTGCCCCGCCGCCCGCAACGGACGCGGACGGCTCGCCCACGTTGACCTTGTGCCAGGGCTCGCCGTCGGCGGCCCCCTGCGCGCTGCTCCACCCCAGGGCACCCTCGTGCGCTCGGAATGTGGCCTGCGCGGTGGTGCTCCAGCTCGTCATCGGGTAGTCGATATCGACAGCTTCGCCCGTGCCGTGCTTGCTCGTTCCGGGGATGCCCGCGGGGTTGCCGCGGCCGGACAGGTAGAGCTGCCGGTAATACACCTGTTTGGCGTAGTCCCGATATGCCTCGTTGAACGTCAGGGTGACGCCGAGCAGCGCCCGGATGAGCGCGACGGCAGCGCGCCATGCTCGGGCCGCCCGATGAGTCATGTACCCACCGGGCCAGCCCAGCGCCGGGTTGACCAGCTCCAGCTCGCCGGGCGTCAGGTAGCCGTTCGCGCTCATATCAGGCGACCGGGAACGTGAGGGCAAACGTGATCTGGGAGCCCGCGACGCCCGAGGCGGCGGTCGTCAGCGTGCCATCCGGGCGCACGAGGGCAATCGTCGTGGTAGATCCGACGCTCGCAAACCCGGCCGCCGTAACGGTCGGCCGCCAGTTTGCCGCCAGGGTGGCCACGGTCTCAAGCGCAGCGATGGCGGTGCTCTTGGTCACTGCTCCCGAGATCGTCACAAACCCGTTCTTGCGCCGGATCTGGAGACCCTGCCACGGCACAGAAGCGGTGATGAGATTGGCGTAGTTGGCCGCCAGGAAGATGCCGCTATCGGAGGCGTTGGCCTGCTTCCATCCGGTATCGCCGCCAGCGATGGGGTACCATCCGGCCGGGCTGATCCCGCCGGGGTTCGTGGCCGCGTCGTACTCGGCGTAGTACCGCTCGGTCCAGCCGAAATCGAGCCGCTCGCACAGCGGGGCTCGGTTCTGGAAGGCGATGCGCCCGGCCAGGGTGGTGAGATCCACGCCCGGAATGTCGGCCACCTGATTGTCGCGGTCGGAGCCGCCCTGGGCGATGAAGTGCGGGATGGCCTCCAGGCGTGCCAGGCGGGCGGTGAGGTTGTGCCGAGGGGAGATCGGAAACACCACGGTGTTGGCGTTCGCGCTGGTCACCCAGGCCCAGGCGAGCGGCTGGTCGTCCTGCCCCGAGCCGGGGCTGGTCTTGCGCGCGGCCGGGTAGGCGGCCGGGACGTTCTGGGCGGTCGGCACGAACCCGGCCAGGGTGGTGTCTGCGGGGATCGTCACCACGTCCGCGGAGCTGTTCGTCCAGTCGCGCCGCAGCACCACGAGATGCCACTGCCCGCCCGAGGGGGTCGGCAGGCTGCGGGAGATCACGGTGTCAGACTTCACCTTGACGCCGTAGCCGACGGCGACACCCTGGCTCACCAGGACGCCACGGACGCCCGCCTGGACGTACACCAGGAAGTCCTGCGGGCTCGCTCGGGTGTATTGCGGCGAAATCTCGCCGTTGAGCAGAGCCCACTCCAGCTGATTCACCTGCCCGGTGTATCCGACGGTCGAAATGGCCACGGGGTTCTCCTATCTGCTCGCAGAGAGCTTACGCTGGGCCGCCGCGATAGCCGCGATGGCATCCCACAGTCGGCGGTCCGGGTCGTCCTTGAATTCGCCCACCTTGGGGGTGACCTTCACGCCGTCTTTGCTGTACGTGATCCCCACCTCGGTGAGCTGGTCGTCCAGCGTGCCGCCGCTCGGCAACTTCAGCTTCACCTTGTCACCGAGCTGGATGCCGTCCGGGCCGCCGTAGTGGAACCCCTCGGTCTCGCTCAGCTCCACCTGCACGCTGGTCTGCGCCTGCGCGCCGTCCAGGGCGTCCTGCCCAGCGGCGGCAAGCGCAGCACGGACGGTGGCCTTATCGGTGCTCGACACGTCGCTGCGAGCCATGTAGAACGCCGGGGTCTTGAGGTTGTCCGCGAGGCCGCTCGGCCACTTGAGCTCTACGCCGGTCGCCTCCCGGAACACCTCGGCGGTCCAGAAGTAATCCACCTCGGGCTGGGCCACGACACCAAGCGAGCCGATGGGCTGCTGGATCACCTCGTGGAACAGGCGCGCGGCAAGGTCACCGGGGCCGCCGACGTAGGCGCGCGTGGCGCTCGGCTCGGTCTGCTGCCACGAGCCCTTGGCGATGACACCGGATTCAGCAGTGAGCACGCCGGGCCATACCCCGGCCTGGCGGATGACCAGCACCATGTTGCCACCGCCGCTGCGTCGCATCACCTGATACGACACGTCAGTGCCCGCAATGATCTTGTCCATGTAGACGCTGAGCTTGTCGAACCGCACCGCGGGGAGCTGGCTGGCCGAGGTGATGGCGACGCCGCGCTGCTGGTCGGAGTCCTCCAGCCATCCGCGGTTGCTGATCTCTTTGTTCACCTGGAGCATGAACAGCTTCCGCAGCGCGCTCTCGGTGCTCGTCGGCAGGCCGTTCACTATGTTGGCGTCGATGCCCTGCTGGCCCCAATTGCTCGTCCAGTCGAAGTAGCCCGAGGTGCCGGTGAGGTCGCCCGTTGCGGCGGGCGTGCCCCACCACTGGCCGGTGTCGTTCATTGCCGCGGGCTGGAGATTGCGCAGGCCGCCGCCGCCGAACAGCACCGGGCGCACCCAGCAGATCGTGTCATCGGTCAGCGCGGTGTCGTCGCGCACCTGATACGTGCGGTAGTCGCTGGGCAGGAACCCGCCAGCGCGCGTGCGCACCTTGCCGGTCATCTCCAGCTTGCCGCGGTAGTAGACCGCCACCCAGGCGTCGTGCCGGTCCATGAGGGGGATATTCACGTCGTCGCCGCGCAGCACGATCTGGCAGACCCCACGGCCCGCCCAGCGGAAGGTCGAGCTGACCGAGTATGGGTTGGAGATGATCCCGGCAGGCACGTCGTAGCGCCCCTGCCAGGTGCTTGAGATCGTGAACACGTGGAGCGTGTACGGGTTGTTCGACATGCTCAGTACCCCCGGAGGTAGCGCGGCCGGAACCGGAGGCGCACGCGGCCGGTGCCCTGCACGTTCATGTTGACGTTCGACCACGAGCCCGCGGCGATGGGGGCGAAGTTGTACGAGCTGAATTGGCGCAGCACCAGCGCGCCGTCCAGCTCGGCGTACTGCTCCAGCGGGTCGGTGTACAGGTGCAGGGTGTGGCCCGCTGGGATCGTCATAACGGCGTCGATCAGGTTGCCGTCCACGTACACCCAGAACCGCTCTACCGCACCGTCCACGTCGTACGTCGGCCAGGCGGGCACGTCGCCGGGGTTGGTCACCACGTCATTGCCGCTGCCGTAGGTCGGCGCGATGTAGAACGGCGGGCCGCCCGCGCCGTCACCAAAGAAGGTCGGGCTGTACTGATCCGAGGTGGAGTAGCTCGTCCAGACCTCCTCGCCCAGCCACCACGGGTTATCGGCGGTGAACACCACCGGCCACACTTGATTCAGGGCGGCGGCGGTCGTCGGGTTGCCGGTCAGCTTCACGCCACCGTCGTTCTCAAATCGGATCGACAGCTCGCGCAGCACGCCCAGCTCGTCGGTGACCCGCAGCGTGGCGTACATCCCGCCGATGCCGTAGGGCGAGAGCGCGCGCCACCACCACTGTCGAATGCGGGGCTCAGTCGAGCGGATGCGCACCGGCAGGGTGACGCTGCGCGCCGACGCCCGGAAGTCAGTCACGGTCTGGCCGTCCTGGACGGCGCTAGTTTGCACCTGAACTGCGAAGATGGGCGCGCCGAGCCCTGCTATCCCGGAGTCGGTCAGCTTGATCCCCGGTGTGCCGTCGGGTGCGGTGCCGTTGTAGAGATCCCACAGGCTGCCATCGGTGCCCACCAGCTCGATGGCCAGATCCGTTGCCGTCACGCTACCGGCACCTCCTCGTCCATGCCCGAGAGGGCCTCGGCAACGTCCGAAGTGGTCTTGAGCTTCTCGCGCAGCTCGTCCACGCTCCAGCCCACGTCACCGTGCACGATGAGCTGCGCCCGCGGGCCGCCACCGTCGTTGCTGCCGTCCGGGCTCGCCGCCACACCGGCCGCAGCGGCCGTGTACGCCGCGCTGACGGCCGAAGGGGGCGGAGGGGTCACCAGACCACGTACCCGCTCGTCCAGGGCGCTCTGCTCGTCATCCAGGCCCACCATGACGCCCTGCGCGATGTTGCGACCGAATCCGGCGAACACGGTAGAGGGCGAGTGGATGCCCAGGGCAGCCTTGAACGGCCCCACGATCCAGCCGGGGAGCAGGCTCAGGAAGAACGACCCGATGGACCCGGCCAGCGACTTCACGCCGTTGAGGAGGCCCTGAATCAGGTTGCGCCCGGCGTTGTAGAGCCACGAGCCGATTCCGCCGAAGAACGACAGGATCGCGCCGGGGATCGAGCCCAGCCAGCCGATGAATCCAGACCACATGTTCTGCACACCAGTGAGCAGACCCGAGATCAGGCTGCGGCCGGTCGAGAGCAGCCAGGTGCCGACCCCGACGAAAATGCCCATGATCCAGCCGGGGATGCCGCGAAGCCACGCAATCGCGCCGTTCCAGGCCGAGGTCAGAAATCCGACGATGCCGGACCAGAGCCCCATCCAGAACCCGTAGTAAGCCAGCAAACCGGCCACTATCCAGTCGATGAAGCCCTGCCAGATACCTTGAATCCAGCCGGTGAATCCGGACCAGAGTCCGGAGATCCAGGAGGCGAACCCGGCCCACACGCCGTTCCACCATCCGAAGAACCCATTAATCACGTCCGTTATCCAGGTGATGAACCCACCCCAGACGGTCGAGATCCAATCGACCACGGTCTGCCAATTCATCGCCAGCAGCACGACGGCCGCGATGAGGGCGACAATGGCCAGGATGATCCACGTAATGGGGTTGGCCAGCAGGGCGGTGTTCATCGCCCAGGTGGCCACGGTGAGCCCGATCACGGCGACGGCGAGCACGCCGAACGCGGCGGCCACGAGCTGGAGCACGACCGGGTTCTTGTTCAGCCAGTCGAAGATGGTGGAGAGGATCGGCACGAGCGCCTGACCGGCCTTGCCGATGATCGAATCCCACGAGCGCGAGAGGGTATCCCAGCCCTTGCTGGCGCTGCCGTTCAGGGCCTCGCCCATCCGGTCGGCGGACCCCTTCACGTCCTTGAGGCCGTCGCCGGTTTTCCAGAGCGAATCCAGGAACTTGGGGATCTGGCCCGTGCCGA